GTCTTCGGTTACAGTTTTACTTAAAGTCATTGTTTATATTCTCCGTATTAACTATCTGTGAAGTAGGTAAAGGTTGTTGCAATAGCTATGTTAGATTGGGAAGCTTCTTTCTCTAACCTGATTTGGTCATCGTTTGAAATAATACCATTTATAACACTATACCTATTATCTGATTGGGTCATTTTACCTATATATAATTGGGCAGAATTAGATGCGGCAGTCCAAACATATGTTGCATTACCATCTGGCCCAGTGCCATCTCTTGTTCTAAGAGAACGCCCCATAAATATACCGTGGCAAATATGAGAAGGAGTAAATGGAAGTTGTCCTTGACCAGAAGCAGTTAAGACATCTACTGCCGCCCCTGCCGACCTACCACCGTCAGAAACATAAGTACCCCCACTACCAGTTCCAGCACCATCACCTATAGTCACAGTTACCATGCGGCCAACTTTTACATACTTACAAGTATCTAAATTACTACCTGTTAGTCCTACTTGGAAAGTGCCTTCTTCGTAGTCGTCAAGCTCGTTAGATGCACTATTTGCTCCGATACGAAGTCCACCAGAAGTAAGATACATTACGTTGGTAGAACCAGCACGGAATGTCATTGTGTCTGTACTGTGGCTGTATTGAATCTCACCAGCATCGTGGTCTTCTGGGTCACCAAAGTTGATAATATTGTTACTGCTATTTGGACTAGCAAACTGAAGAAGTACCGTAGCATTATCTTCAATAAATAGTTCACCTTGAGGGGATACTCCACTATCTCCCTCTGATATCATAACCTTTGCGCCAGTTTGACCTTCAACCGATGGGCCGATTCTAAGATTATCGTTAGTCCGTGGAATATCAATACCAGTGCTATCAAGGCGTATTTGTGTCATGGACGCCGCACCAGCTTCAGTGCCATTTTGTGCAGTCCTAAGTTCTATTATTCCATCTTCTTGACCGTTTGTTGGGTCACCAATCTGTGCGCCTACAACAGCATAAAGAGTTTCGTTAGATGCGGAGTCTTCGCCCATCATACGCATTGCGCCAATAAAATCATTAGCGGCAGGAGTTGGGCTATTTCTTTTTAAGTCAAACCTTGGCCCGGAAGCGGCGGCATCTCCTGTGTGTGTTAGAGTCACATCACCATCAGTTGTAACCGTAATCAGGTTGTGGTTATCAATACCTAAAGTAGAGAGAGAACCCCCAACATCAGTAATATTAAACGTACCGTAGGCTACAATATCTACCGTGTCGCTAGTTGCGGCGGCTGTAGTTAGCGTAATACTTGTACCGTTAGTAGCTGTAAAGTCTGTCCCAGCTACAAGCTTCACACCGTTCAGATAAAAGTCTACATAACCACTATCGTAAGTAGCAGGGAATACGGTTGTTGAACCTGTGTAGCTTCCACTAGATGTCCCAACTACATAACTATAACGTTGAGAAGTACCGTTGACGGATGAACCAGCATTAACAAAGCCAGTGCCATCGTAGACTTTCATCACATTGTTTGTGCTATCAAACCACAAGTCACCTGTAGTTGGACTAGCAGGGGCTGTTGCAGAGACAGAGTATGTATCTGCGAAGTTGTTTACATTCGTAAGGTTAGAGGCAACGGTGTTAATGTTGGTTGCCGCACCAGCCACCGTGTTGATGTTCGTAGCGTTGCCAGCTACAGATGTCACATTTGAATTATTAGATGCCACAGTGGATACATCTGAAGAAATGCCAGCTACTGTTGTTACATTTCCAGCTATGCCAGCTACTGTTGTTACATTAGATGACACTGCCGCTACTGTAGGAACGCTAGAAGAAATCCCTGAAACAGTGTTAATCTGGGAATCAATACCAGCGACTGTTGATACATTACTAGAAATACCAGCAACTGTAGTAACATCAGATATATTGTTACCGACTGCGTTTACGTTACTTATATTCTGAGCAACTGTATCAATTTCAGACACAGCTTCATTCAAGTCATCAGCCGCTGTCTCAATCTCAGAGATAGCTTCGTTAAGGTCATTCGCTACAGTCACCACATCAGCAATGTTAGTGGCTACTGTATTTACGCTAGAGATATTTGTAGCTACTGTACCAATGTCAGTAGCATCCCCAGCCACTGAACTAACGTGTTGGGCAATCCCGGCCACTGTACTAACGTCTGACGAGATGCCAGCTACCGTGGTAATATTAGGAATGTTGGTAGAGATAAACTGCTTGTTTACCGCATCTTGGTTGTCTACAGGGTCAGCAACATTGATGATGCGTTTATTACCAGCATCCCATCTGTTGTTAGCGTCAACCGTGATAGCCTCGTTAGCAATGTCGATGGCCTCTTGTGCCATGAAAAAGCCCTGCTCAGAGTCAGTATCAAGGTCAGCTTCCTTAAACACTGAGCCAGCCGCATAGTCCACTAGGCGTGAAGTTTGGCTGGTTGCTCTAGAGATAAAGATAGAGTGACCGTTTGGTGGGTTACCAAGAGGGGACGAACCTTGAGAAAAGTCAATGATTGTACCCCCTGTGGTCACTTTGAAGTGCGTATTTAGGGTTTTTGTTACACCATTGACTTTCACGATTAAGTCGGCTTCATCCCTGTATGAAAAACCGATGGCAAAGGTAGGGGTACTACCGTCACCGTTTGTTCTTGTAATCGCAAAAGACATTTAATTATTTCCTTGAAACATTATGTTAGGGACATAGTTCTGCCCTGATTTGTTGAGTTCACTCCGTCTTACCGCTTCACGATAAATGTCAAGCATACCCTGCTCTTTCATAAGCCTGATAAATGCTTGCTCTCTTACCAGATTAAGTGTTCGTTTTACTTCACGTTCTGCAAAGCCTACGTCTGATGCTGTACCCATAGGTAGGTTCATTAGACTACCCACACGTTCAACTACACCAGCCTCACGAGTGTACTTCATCCACCTATCATACAGAGACTCCTGACCATCTCTGGTTTTCTCTTTGCGTAAGTCATAGCCGGGAAGATATTTGTTCTCGTAAGGTGCAGTAAAGTGTGTGTCACCTACTTGTGCTAGGCGGTATAGAAACTGTTCTACCTTGAGTTCAGATTCAGACATACCACGTTTGCGTTCCTCGTTGGTAATACGGTCAAAGTAAATTAGGTTTTGCATTGGGTTGGATAACCGTCTTGGGTTACCTAGTGCCGTATATTGTTTAGGAACTAATGGGTCATCAGGGTTTACACGCTGACGTATAAACTGCTCCAGTGTTGCCGGGTCACCAAGGACGGGATTGTCCAGCATCTGTATTTTGTAGAGCGTGTTAGGTACAAAGGTCTGCACCTTCTGCCCAATCACTTTAATGATTTGGTCAGAGCTTTCTGGGTCACTAGCATCTTCAAACGCTTTAATTATAGCATCAACACCTGATGCCAAGTTAGCGTCACGAATAGACTGTGTGATTGAACCCAGAGCCAACGCTGACATACGAAAGGCTTGTTCATAAGCTGTATCGTCAACCCGTTCACCCTGCTCTTTGCGATACATCAATGTCTCGTAACGCTCCAAAGCATTAACGATAATTTTGATGGGTGTCGCAAACGGGTCTAGGTTACGATAACTAAAGGTACTACCATCGTTGAAACGGATAGTGTACGGCTCTAGCTCACCAGCGTTTTCTGCTTGTCTACGCTGTTTGTAATCTTGGCCTAACGAACCTGTGATGTTACCTGTGGCGTACAGAGAGAACACTGAGCCAGCAATCGCATATGACGCTAGAGCTTCGCCTTGTGCCCTTATCTGACGTAGCTCACCATTCTTTCCTCTTAGGTCATTCATAAACTTAGGGGAGATAAGATTTAGCCCAGCCGTAAGTCTAAGACCTTCTTCAAATACACGAACAGGTGTACGGAAGAACAATTGCCCTGCAAGTCGCATTACTGGGTTTCTATTAACAAAACCTTCGTAACCCTTTGCGAACTGTGAAACAGCACCTTCACCAGAGAAGTCACGCTTAAACAACACATCCTGCACATAATCCTTACCACCTTTATTTGTGGCTGTAAGAAATGCAGATTGATTGTTGTCAAGTTCATCCTTGATAAAGTTTTCTAGCTTCTTACCAGAAAGACCACGAGAGATGCCATCATCACGGAGAACATCAATAGCGTTAGGTTCAGGTGAGTAGCCTTCATCAACAGCTTCTTTAACTTTTTTAGCAACATAAGCATCTAGTTTTGTCTTTGACATCTTCTTGGCAATACCGTCTTCCATAGCTCCGGCTGTTGCCTGACCGACTAGAAATGCCCGGTAGTGAATCTGCTCAAAGTAAGCATCAGATGCCAGAAGAAGCCTAGGGAAGAAACGTATAACACCCCCCACGGGAATGGGGATACGTCTGCCAGCAACCGTCAAGTTCTTAGGAATTGTGTTGTAACCCTCTATAAACTTAGATGAGTCGCCTGTAAGCATGGAGCGTTCATATTTCCATGCTGAGATAGCTGACCTCAAGGCTGTGCCTTGCATTGATAAGATAGAAGAATACTCAGCCATCAACGCTCTACCAGATGCTCGACTCAACCCACTCTTCATAAAGTTGTTGAGAAGTGGCTTGTAGACCATCTTGGCAATAGAAGGAACGATGTTCACAATCACAGTGGATGGTGAGAACACAAAGCTAATCATAATCTCGTTCATAACTTTGATAGGCTTGTTTATGGCATTATAGATACCTGACATACCTTCACGCTTGAACTCAGCGTTCTTGAACTCTAGCTCTTTTGTGTCCTTCTGTTTCTTCAGAGTGATATACTCTGGTATGTCACCACGCTGTCTGGCGGCTTCAATCTTGACATTCAGGTCACGGATTTCTTGTTTTGCTTCAAACTTAGCTACCTTGTCCTTGACCAGACTTTCAAATTGCTTTTGTGCATCTGTTCGTGACAGCCCTTGTTTACGAAGGCTCTTTACAGTTACACCTCGTAGGTCACCTGTGTTGATACCCTCTTGTCGTGCCCGAAGACGCTGACCAGTTACGGTTGATAGGGCGGCATCAAGCTGGTCAATAGGTGTAATTACCTCATCAATCTTGTCAATCTCATCAGCTATTTTTTGTGCTTCTTCACCTACCTTTGTTTTTTGTAACTCAATAAGGTTGGCTACTCGTGCCTTTAGTACAGTAGCAGTTTGGTTTGTTACAACCTCAAGTGCCTGACTTTGACCATCTGTTAGGTCTGTCTTCAGAAGATAATCAACAAACTCATCGTTGTTTTTAATAGCGGCTTTTGTAAGTAGCTCCTTGATGGGAGCAATCGTTTCCACCAGTTCAGTCATGTTCTGAACGCCATCGTCACCAACAGCGGCAACTTTCCCGGCAGGAACTGTCGTCTTAATCTTTTTAACTACAGCATCCATAGTGGTGCGGAGTCTGCCAGCCGGAGTGTTAGAGGCTAATTTTTCTACATCCGTCATCTCTGGAAGCTCGTCTACCAGCTTTGGTAATGCTTCAGTCTTAGGTGTGACATCTTTCTTCTTAGCCGCACGAACAGCCTGTACTTTTTTTACACCAGCCGTTACACCACCACCTAGAACTCCACCTGTGGCAAAGCCAATCAAGCCAGCGGTAGCCGCTTCTCCGGCATCAATGTCCTCACCAGTTACAGATGTTTCTACTACCTGTCTGTTGATGTTGTCAGCCGTTGCATAAACACCACCTTCAATACCAGCAATAACACCACCCTTGATGGACTGTCTTAATAGAGACTTAACCCCTGCTTTAGTAGCCGCCTTTCCACCTTGAGAAGCGGCTGTGCCAAGACCAAAAGTTGTGATACCAATATATGTAGTAAAATCTTTTAGTACGCCATTAAAGAAACGCCCTGTGCCATTCCAAGACAGCCCTAAGTCATCATAAGACTCCATCATGTAGAGGAACGCACGTTTTTGACTATCAGTCGCACCAGAGATACGAGCCGCATCTAAGGTCATTCCCGGTAGATTGTAATTAAACCAACCCATAGCTTCGATGCCATACTTTGCGTATTGTTCATCTGTCAATGGTTCAGCGTATTTACTTTCGTTCATCTCATGTAAGACTTTTGATGCCGCTACAAAATCACGGTCATTGATAAGGTCTTCATCATAAAGAGTAGCATCGGATGGGTTACTATAGGTTTGATTGAACCCACCCGTGTTAGTTTGTTGTGGCTGTGTTGAGAATGATGGTTGGGTATCCCCAGCATTTGACCTAATAAAGTCAGAGTATGTACCCATTTCATTCACCTTTAATTATTTGCAGACATAAACTGCTCAACAAGTTTCTCAATAGCGACTTCGCCTGTCTTATCAGCACTATCAATACCGCCAAATCTAAAGCTACTATCGTCTTGGACACCAAGAACCTGTGCAATAATTTCTTGCACTAAGTCTTCGTTCATGTCTCTGCCTTCTAACAGCTTATTTATTTCAGCTATTTGATTTTCGTTTAAGTTAATTGACTGACTTCCAACATCTAACTGTTCATCTCTATTTAGAGGTAAACTTGCAACCCTATTGGACTCAGCTAAATCTGCGTCAGCTTTTGCTTTAGCCTCTTCACCAGCTTTGATAAAGCCATCAATACGGTCTGCATCAAGAGGGTCTTCAGGGTCAAGGATACGGAAGTTATCATTATTATTTGGGTCACCACCCAAGAAGACACCGTAAGTATTATCACCAAGCTTGTAAGTACGATTTGTTTCAAACTCTTGTGCTTGTGGTGTTTGTCCTGATGGGACAGCCAAATTAACTAGCTCATTAAATTCTTCACGAGCTACAGCGTTTGCTCTATCTAAGAACTCATCTTTCTGTGCTGTAGGTAGTTCTTGTCCGGGGTTTTCTTTCTGCCACCTACGATATAGGCGAGAGAACTCCCGGTTAAATGTTTGTGTAACCTCAAGCTCCAAGTCCAAATTGTTTTCAAACTTGAGAAGCCCTGCATCAATCTTAGTTCGCATAAAGTTGGATACACGCTTACCAATGTTAGCTCCAAAGAAGTCCTGTGTGTCTTTGTCACGAAGAATAGAGAAGCCTTTTTCAGCATCTTCTAGTCCTGCCTTAACAAGTTCAGCGTGTTCAGGACGGATAGACTGCCCATCAATGTAGGTTCTTAGCTGTGCCATTGAAGGCGTTTGTCCTGCTTCCATACCCATCCATGTAAAGTCACCACTTTCATATGCAGAGTTAATTTTATCTGCAAGGTTTTGAGCGTCTGTAGAGCTTTGCTGTGGGTCTAGTGTAGAGGTAAATTGCTTCCGTTCTGCATAGTCAAACAATTCAGGGTTATCTTTGTAATCTGCTAAGTTAATATCTTCGCCGTTAATTAACTTTTGGTTAATCTGGTTTTTTCCTGCTTCAACTTCTTGCCGTTCAGCTTCAGCCTTCACGATTTTGTTTTGATTCCATTTTTGAAATCTAGCAGAATCAATCTTACCCCGGTTCTCACTTAACTTAGCCGAAGTTAATTCGCCTTTTAGAAAAGGCATAGCTTCAATAATTTTTTCAGCAATAGGTTCTTTATCAGGGTTGTTAATGTCGTATTCGATTAACGCATCAACAATAAGCCCTTTACGCCCAGTTTTATCAAAAGAAGAAACCTCAGAATCAATAGCGGTGATGCCTTCGGTTACAAGCTGTAGAGTCTTTTCGTTAGAAAATTCACCAGCCAAATCTAGAAGATTAACAATTTTACCAGCGATTACTTTACCTTCACGGTCACGAGTAATCCCATCTCGTTTAATTGCATGAGTCACACTCATTTCTTTGATGGCACGGTTTACACCATCTAACGCACCGCCCTGAGCAAACTCAAATGAGTTTCCTGCATCATCTGTAGTGGCTTTTAGTGCTGACTGCTCAAGTTCATTATAGATGCCCTCAAGAGCATTTTTGTCCATAATGATGTCATCCCCAAGGGTTGACAGTCTTTCTTTTGCCATCGAATAGAATGAACTAGAGTTTTCTCCAGCAACAATCTTGGCAATTATGGCATCAGAAAGGTCAGCATAATGCTCTTTCAGTTGGATAGCGGTAATCACCCCATTCTCAGACTCAGCCACCATACGGCTTGCATGACCTTGGGCTTTCACTGTATCCAGAGCAATCTTTTCTTTTTCACGCTTTGCTTCAGCTTGTGCAGAAGCCTTTGCCCCTGCTTTCCCAAGGTTACCAAACGCATTAGCTAGTTGGTCAACGGCTGTATTTTTAGGGATTGGTGGCGCACCTACATAAGCATCTATAGGACGGGCAGAAGAGATGCTAGTCTCACCTTGTCCCGGCAGATTGCCTATTGGCCTTCTTGGTTCTGCCATGTCTCGTCCTCTCTTATGTTATATCAAATGTGTCGTTGAACCAGCTATCAAATGACTCAGCCGCCGAACCTGTCATATTACTTGCACCTACATTGAGTGCAGTAGCCAAGAAGCTGGGTGCTTGTGGTGTTGGTAAACTTGTCATCCTAGCTACCATTGTATTGACAGCCTTTGTGTTTTGGTCACGGATGCTTTCCATTATGCTGTCGTAAGACTTATCATCTCTAACCTTCATTTCACCTTCTTTGAAGGCAATAGCACGTTGTTGTGCTTTGACAGAGTTACCACCAACATTACCTTCCCCAGCCATTGTTTGAGCCGTAGAAGCCATCTCCATTGCGGCTCGTGACCTATCGACACTTCGTTGCGAAAACCTATCGGCTTGCTCACGGGTTTGTCTAAGAAGAATGGCTTGGTCAATCGCTAGTGCAGATTTAGCTGAAGCTGTTGCCGCCTGATTTCTTAGCCCTGTCATTCTGTAGTTTGCTTCACCTTGGGCGTATCCTGCTCCAATTTGCATACCACTGGTAATCATGGCTGTTGGCGTACACATTTCTAAGCTTCCTTAATTAGCAAGTGAAAATCTTCACCGCCTTGTTTGTAAATTTTATCTGTATCTACAGTAAATCCATTCCATCTAAGCCAGCGAATACTTTTCTTATTTGTTTTATGAACGAGGTTGTAAACGTATTTGTAAGGTGAACTAACTTGCTCTACCCAATGTTTCGATAGTTTAAGAAAGTCTTTCCGTAACTCATTTAGTTCATCTGATGCTAATAGCCATATAACACCAGCATCTTTGTCATCAGGTGACTGTGAGCAACCAAACATCAATACAACCTGTTCGTTACTATTTAGTCCCGAATAGACCACACTGTTAGGCAGATTAAAACCAAGGCTTAATGCTTCGTATGGGGTGTGTCCTACAGACTTAACTTCCAGCAAATCTATCTGCCTTAGTTTTGGTGCTAAATACATAGCATCCATAGGGTGAGCCTCAACGATTTTTAACATTTAATTTAACCTTAAACTTGGCGTGAACCTACAATCGTGCAGTTATACTCAACTGTTTTCCAGTTACCATCTTGAGGTAATTCTTCATGTAACTGTTTCATTTCCATACATTGTGGTTTTTCTTCAAACCATTGTATTGTTTGGTTTACACAATGTAATTCACCACAAACCGTCAACAGTAAACTCCATATTACTTCCATAATATGTCTCCTAATTTATATTCGCTGTGACCTGATTGTGTAATGACCTTCCCACTCAGCGTTTTGTATTTGTACTGGTAGGTAACTATCAGATGTAACTTTTACTGATACTTGGTCATTCTTTGCTTGGACGGGAAAACGGAAAGTACCATCAGAAAGAATAACATCTTCGATGGTAGAACCTGATTGGTTAAGTACAACACCTGTAAACTCGTACTCGTAAGTCTGTCGTGCCTCTGGTGTTACCTGTACCTTAAAGTAACCAGTGTCCTCGTAGTTAATCCGCATGGTTCTTAACTGTAGTCGCCCGGACTGTACGGACTGTGCCCCATTCTTTTCTCTAACGTGTTGTGTAGAGAACTCATAGGTCATGTCATACGGGATACCAACCAACACATCATAATAATTTATGCCCCCACCGCCTATTCCCCCTGCGGGTGTAGAGAACGAAGTAAAGTTACCTGTGGCGGCTACAGTGGTTGTAGAGGGGCGTGTCGTTGTAATATCTGTGCCCTCTCTGTCTCCAAAATTATTAAACTTAATTACCTTTACTTCTTGTGAAGTATTCATTTCATAAGGTAATGTCCAAGTTGTTGTATTTGTAGTAATGTCATAGCTGGCATCAATTCCACCACCTAATAGTTTTTTTCTGTCAAGCCTAACATTAAAACCTAATGTTCCATCTTCAGGTACTTGGAGTGGTAACTTTTCTAGGTAAACACCATCAGTATTATTGACAACCATATATAAATCGTTATCAATAATTTCTATGTCTAAAATACCTTCATCAGAAGACACGATTCCAGCCGGGGCACTTTGATTATAACCAAAGTCCCATGTAGACCAACTAGACTGTAGTTTCTGTCTACCATCAGTAAACCATTTATATACAAATAGTTTCCATCTATTTCCCGTGTCATGCGATAGGGCAACTAGGGTATCTTCGTTACTTGAGGTGGCTAGTTTTACAACATTATTTGGTACATACTTTGGAACGTGTGCTGTAATTTCTAGTGCATCAGTAATCACCGTATCAGATGCAATAAAGTATTCTCTTAGACTAGAGAAATTTCCTTTTTGTGTAACAAAGTATAATGAGTTACCAGCACCTACGGGAGAAACATCTACCTCATTTTCAAACTCTGTACTAGGTACAATAGAAATACTTTGAGGGGTCAGGTTACCAGCCGTTGTAATAGTGAACTGTGTCTGGTCACTAAACAAAGTAAGTGACTCATTAAAGGCTATTGCATGATTAAGTAATGAAATCTTTGTATGACTTACCGACACATCAATAGGGTCACCAGCAAGTAATGTGGTAACTGTGTTAGGGAAGAATCTAAAAAATTCCCCTGCGGCTGACATAATGATTTTATCTTCAGATAAAACTCCAAGTCTGTTCTTAAAGAAAAATATGTCGTTTAGTTTTTGCCCTATAAAAGACGGGTCTGGGGCTGAGTCTTCATCACCTACAGTTCTGTTATTCCATGTGCTATGTTCAAGCGTAAACGCTGTTGGGTTAGTTGCACTATTTGGAACAAGTTTTACTGGTAGAGTCCGTTCATCTAATCTAAATTTAATACCCGGTTTTACAGTTTCTTCGTATGAAGTACCACTAAGTGATTTTACATAATAGTTGTCAAATGAACTATTTTCATCACCTACGATTTCATAATATTCATTTGCGCTTGGGCGTTCAAATATAACAATACTATCCCCACTATTAGGAATATCATTAGAAGGAAACCTAACACGAGATTTGTCAGTCCCTTCAATAGTAATAGCACTAGTTTTATTTGAACTATTTACCCTGACTTGGATGTCAGATTCTTTGCCATAATTAAAACCAATAGCAAACCTTCGTTGTGTCCCATCTCCTGTGTAGTGTGTTTCTCTCTCAGTAGGCAAATCCGCAAAGCTTTGATACTTTTTAGATTCAAGAGTGCCAGAAGTAGTATTCGTCCTCATCGCTGTTGTTTTTGACTTATTAAGAATAAAAGTCGTGTCAGCAATCGTCAGAAACTTTAAGTCTCTTTGAGGATTGTTTGTGTATAGGTATTGGTCAGCATTACTGGTTACATTTGTCGTAACAGAACCGCCAGTTAGCGTAAACACAGCAACTGTTGCGGATGAATTAGTAGATGTAACTACGACAATGTGTCTATTATTAACGCCTCTATCAATAATATGAACAGCCGCATCAGAAACGGTACTGTTTAATATCTTAGCAATATGTTCTGTACTAGGACGCTTAATAAGCCCATCAATAACTGAGGACAAAGCGTTGATTTGAGTTTCTCCCTGAGTCAACTGTCGTAGTGACGATGGCTGTTGACTAACCCCATTGAGTAGATTCGGGATACTGGTAGAAACTAGAGGCATGATTAGAACCTTACTGCTCTGCGAGGCGAACCTCGTGAAAGAATTTTGTATGTATCAAAGTTGTCTGACAGAATGTTGTTGTCTTCGTTCAACTTCTCTGCACGTTCAAACTGAACCATTGCTTCACGTTCATCTATCTCTGTAAACCCACCTAGGCTCTCAGAGCCGATGTAACGGCCTTGGAAGCGTCTAGCGGCTTTGACAGTAGTGTATCGTCTAACGTGCTGTGGTAGGTCTTCAAAGTCCAGCAACAGCACCATCTCAACACGGAGTGTTCCTGTGAAGGATGTGAAGCTTCGTTCTCCCCGGTCATATAGACGGTTGCCACGCTGAGTTACATCTATATCAGCCGATGTTTCTGTGGTGTCAATTCGTACACAGTTGGTAGGTACAATGATTTCGCCATTAACATTAGCTGTTAAGGGGTAGTTGATTTCAGTGTTACAGTGTAGTCCCTGTGTTTGTATATCTACCGAAGTCTCATCTAATATGGACTCAGCCAAAGACACATCCACCAATGACGGGTTGTTCAGACTAGATACAGGAGACTCACCGATGGCTGAAAGCATAATATTTACAGCCTCAATCTTTGAGGTTGGTGCAATAAGAGCCATGATGTTAGTTCCTTAAATGTAAAAAAAAGCGGAAGCCCCGAAAGACTTCCGCTATAGGATTTATGCAGACTGAATCTGTACAGCCGCTTCTGGACGCAGGACACCATGTCCCATTGCGTACTTAGCAACCATAAGAGTACCTTGACGGCGAATGTCATAATCTGACTCAACAGCCAAGTCCATCAGCTTCACAGTACCTACAGAAGAGGTATGTGCAACGAGGGCAGTCGTATTGGACGCATCAACAGCCTGTGCTGAACCAGCACCACCAGCATCCACGCCAGTACCAGTGACGTTAGCGGTAGGCAGATGTGGAGTCTTAATCAGGTTAAGACCAGCAAGCTGTGGGACTTGACCAGTGGCGATAGAGCCTTGGCCTGAGAAGTCCACATTGATTGCGTTAGAAGCATTAGCCAACAGGTAATACTGTTCTGGCTTCAGGAAGGCAAAGCGGCCTTCGGACGGTACATAGGCATCATCCATTGCTTCAGCGGCATCATAAAGAGCCGTGATAAGTGCGGCAGATTGTGTGCCGGAGTTTGCACTAGTGATGATAGTACCTGACGCATAGCCAGAGTCACCCACGTTAGCGGATGCGGCGGCGGCTTGTACCATAGTCTGAAGAACGTGCTTGTCCATTTGGAAAGCAAGTGCCCGTCCCATCTCTTGCGAGTAAACAGAACGAACATCGTAGTGGTTCTTAGCTTCATCGATATTTGCAATGAAGTGGCTTGAAATCAACAGGTCATTGATTGTGATGACCTTCTCATTATGGTTGATGTCAGTGCCAGTAATTTCATTGCCCGGAGTGTGATATGCCGCTGAACTGCGACCCATCACGGGGAACTGTGCTGACTTACCGTTAGCAATGGTGCGAACCATGTGCTTATCGGCAGTCACAGTAGCTTGTTCAAAACTAGTAAGGACTTCTCCTGCAAACACCTTCAGAAAGAGGGCATCAGCAGTACCAGCATTATTCACCTTACCAATTTCGGATACGTTAGCATTAGCCATTTTCGTTTCCTCAAAAGTTAAAATTAAAGTTGGTTGTTATTCTGCTAATCACTACTTGCCAGAAAGGGTGTTCTCCGCAGAGAGCCAAACGGTTTACTAGGATAGAGATAACTTTCTAACAGCCTTGATAGGCTGGTTAAGTTATGACGGATTACTCCTTGCTAATTTATTAGCTACATTTTGTCGGTAAGCTGAATCTTTCTTATATTCAGGTTTTGCCATATCAGCGGTAACCTGTGCCCAGCTTGCGTAAGTGTCTACTGATGAAGATGCTTTACCACCAACAAGGCTAGGTGCTGAACCATTTTCTTTCACAAATCGTGAATGAAGTGCTTCGATAGCCAGCTTTGCTTGTGATGGATTACCTGAAACGATTGCATCATTATAGGCATCAATCTCATCATCAGACATATTTTCAGTTGCCCATTCGGACATCTGTTCGTAGTTCTCTTCGCCCCCTGCAAAACTATAAAGTTCGCCTTGATATTCAGCGGCTAGAGATTTTTGACCCTCAATGTACGAGTCCACCATATCCCGTGGAATACCCCGTGCCTGTAGGTCATCATAAGTTTTATTAGATAGTTCGCCAGATTCAGCAAATTCGTTTTGCAACGATTCAAAGTCTAGCCCTACATTTTCTACAGCCTGTCGAGCATCCGCTGTAGCTTCTGGTTCAGACTCTGAAGTATCACTTTGATTAGCTTCTTGGCGGCTTTGAGTGAATTGTTTTTCCAACTCACCATATGCCTTAGAAAGGTCTTCAGGAGACTTAAACTTTTCTGGTAGCCACTCAGGACGGTCTTCAGCAACTTCTGGTACTGGTGCTTCACTTCCTGTGACATTGCCTTCTACCTGTATTGATTGTGTTTCAGCCATTATTTAGACGCTCCCAACTGAATGATGTTGCCTTTTTTATTGATATATTTCTTACCAACTTCAGCAACTTCTCGTCCCGGCCACGCTGGATACTCAGGCTTTTTAGCCTTTTCTGCCTTTTGGTTATCGTTCTTCAAAGTCATTTTGGGTGTTGTCATAATTATCCTTGCTGTTTTACAGCTTCTTTAATCACATCTGGTGCGGCATCTTGGAGTGTTTGGGCAATCATTTGTTGTTGTTGTGCCTCTTGCTGTGCTTGCATTTCTGCTTGCAGTTCTTGGTCAGTCTTCATCAGACCAATAGTGTCAATGCCGTGCCCTGTAGCCAAACGGTTTACAAGGTCACCAAAGTTTACTCGTGATATTGTCTCAGGACTTACGCCAGCTAACTGAACAAGGTCAGCCATATATGCCCTAAGTTTGTTGAGGTCATTTCCACGCCCCAAAGCTTCTACACCTGTAACAATGACAGGGGTAACTGTTCCCTTTGGTAGCTTGGGGATTTTCTTAGATGCAGACATACTGTCCATAAGTATCTTTACTACAGGCAGTTGCATCTCTTGTGACAGGATTGAGTACACACCACCAAGGGCTGACTCTAGTTCCTGTGCCATAAAGCGTATCTCTTCAGCCGTTACCCGTTCAGCATTACGCTGGATAGCGGTATTGAGAAGAAACGCATAAGAAAGACGTTCTTCGATGCGCTGTACGGTTTCCAGTACAACACGCATATCTGGGTACTTTTCAGTCTGAAGTACACGGACATCATTGGGGTCACCCAGAATAACATCACCGTTCTTGGAACGTGCGAGGTCAGTTCTTCGGACACTAGCATTTGGCCTCACCATGAATACTAGCTTTGCGCTGGCGGCGGCAGAGCTTACCAACGCTTCCATCAAGCCTTCTAATGACTTGAGGTCACCTAGATACTCTTCCACGAAAGAGCGTCCATAGTCTTCACCATCCAAGTGTACCATCCGTAGTGCAATCCACGGCATTAGTGCTTTCTTGTATTGGCCTTCAGAGCCGGGGACTATTTGTCCCTCGACTTCCTGATAGACATAATAGTTATCGGAATCGGTTCTATAAATTTTTGTGTAAATCTTGAGGTCTTCATCGCCTGTGTAATCAATATTTTCGATGCCTTCAGGCAGTGCCCGTGGGGACACCTTTTCCTCTAGGATAACCTCAAGTAGCTCCCCTTGTGGGTCACGTTTGGTGACGAAGCAGGACAGAGGAAAAACTCTGAGTCCACCTTTTTTGGGGAGATGTATAAGTACATTACCAGAAACAATCAGATGCTTGAGAGCTTCAAAAACGTGTACTCTCAAAGCACGGGATTCAATTTCTCCCATGACTTCTCGCTCAACGCCAGCAAGTCCCTGTTCGATTTCTGCCCTAAGTTCACCTTCACCATCTAGTTCTGTTTTGGTTTTAGTATCCATCGCCAGACGGAAGAAGGGAGAGTTAGGTGGGAAAAGAAGAAGCATCAGTTTAGATGCCAGATTATTGACACCTCTAGCACCAATGCTTTGGAAGGGCTGATATAGGTCTGTAGCAGAACTAAAGCCTTCTGGGGTAATAAGGGCAGGGAGAGTTAATTCCGAACACTCTCTTGCCCGGTCAAGGTAAATCTCCCTGTCAGCCGCAAGTTTGTAGTACCGCTTGGCGCAGGAAGTGTTCTCGTGCATAACGATTTACCTTCTAATTTGTTAGGCTATATTCACACCAGTTCCAGAAGCTCCACCCATTCCTAGGGTATTCATAGCCGCACCAGCAGTCTTTTTGATTTTCAGTGCATCTGTACCTGTGTCTCCTGCGCCTGTTTTCTTAACTAGGTTTGGATTAACAGCGTCTGATGCTTGCTGTTCTAGAAACTTCTTATTGGCGTTAGCGGCTTCTTCATTCGCTTGTGCAATTTGTGCTTTATAGGCTTTTTCTTGTTTTTTAGCGGCATCGTCAGTGACTTTTTTAGCTAAAAGTGCTGTTCCGACAGACGCTATAATTGTAACTGGGTCACACATCTATCCATCCTCAATATTGTTAGGGTTTTCATCCCGTCTTTTCAACTCTAACAACCAATTAACGACAGACCTTTGACCAGCCTTTACCCAAACCTCTCTGTCTGACCACTCTAGTCGGGCAGATTCTTCAGGAAATACATGGTCTAGTGTATCTATTAGTTGAACTACTGTGACGGGCAAGTGTTCTACTTGTTTATTTTCATTAGACATTCTAGTCCTCTTATATGGTGGGTATTATTCGCAGGACTTTAGACCAGTATCCGGGTCAATAAAGCAAGCCTCTGCTTTTGGCTCGTCTTCTTTTACCTCGTTCAAAATTCCATACCTTTTTCCAGCGGCACGGAAGGTAGTTATTCCTTTGCATCCTTGTTTCCACGCATCGTAATACAGGTTCTTAAACTCATCATAGGTTACATTGTCACCTACATTACAGGTCTTAGAGACAGCACTATCGACAAACTGAGAGGCCAGAGCCAAAACAGCTAGATGTTCTTTTGCTGAAATCTCGTTAGCAGTACGGCCTGATATACCCTGACGGTAAGCATAATCCTCTACACGCTGTACCTGATGCCCGTCAAACTGTTGGATAGTGCGGTCATAGTAGAGGCTGAAGGGTGGCTCAATGCCACTCGACACGTTGTCAGCGGTAAGGCTGATAGTCCCGGTAGGTGCGATAGATGTCAGGTGAGAGTTACGGATACCCTGTCGCTCAATCTTTTCCTGTACCCATGTCGGCAGTGTCTTGACAAACTTGCTCTGCATATAATGGTACTGGTCATACAGAGGGAACGAACCCTTTTCTTCTGCAAGGTCAGCCGATGCTGAGTAGCAATGGTCACGAAGTGTTTCTAAGACAGTCTCAGTAAACTCCATGAACTGCTCAGAGGCGTATGGCAGACCACACATCTCACCAGCGTTAGCCAAGCCTGTGACACCAAGCCCCATCCTACGTTTGTTCTTTGCTTCAGTTTCCTGTTCTTGTAGTGGGTATGTTGTACGGTCAACAATGTTGTCCATCGCCCTGACAACCTGATAGATGTCATTGACGAACAGTCCGTAGTCAAACTTACCATCAAGCACATACTTAGGTAGGTTGAAAGAACCAAGCAGACACGCACCGAATGGTGGCAGAGGTTGCTCACCACATGGGTTAGTGGCTTCGATTTTTTCACAGTAATGTAGGTTGTTCATCTTGTTGATTGTATCGATAAACAAAACACCCGGCTCTGCCCAATCCCATGTGCTTCGCATCACCATGTCCCAGAGGTTCTCAGGGTCTACCTCTTTGTAGACTTCACCTTCAAACTCCAGAGGAAACGGAGTGCCATCTTCCAAGCACCGCATGAACTTGTCTGTCACACCAATGGAGATGTTGAACCCTGTCAGCTTGTCGCTGTTGTTCTTAGCTGTGATAAACTCTTCGATGTCAGGATGGTCAATGCGGAGAACACCCATTTCTGCTCCACGCCTGTGACCAGATGACGCAATGGTCTGGCACACAGCATCAAAAATACCCATGAAGCTGATAGCACCAGAGGCTTTGGAGTCGAGGGATTTAATGCGGTCACCCCGTGGGCGAAGGCGGCTGAAGTCGTAGCCGATACCACCACCACGCCGCATTGTTTCTGCGGCCTGTGTCGCCCGGTGCATGATAGAGTCCATGCTATCTTCGATAGTACCAGAGACAAAACAGTTGAACGCTGTTGTTTGTCTCGCCGCACCCATAGCATTTTGCACTCTACCAGCCGGGAGAAACCTCATGTGGCGTAGAATGTCTTTGAATGTTTCAAAGTGTATGGGGTCATCCTTCAACGCCCCAGCAATACGGACAACCTTTGAGTAAAAATCTTCCCCTGTCTGTCTGTATTTAATAGCGTCAATTTCTTCAGAGATGGGAAGTGTCATCCCGTAGTGCTGGTTGGGTATCATTTATTCTGTTCCTCTTCTATTTGCTTTTGTAAATTAGCCATAGCTCTCCAAGCTACCTGTGCCCAATCTTCGTCAATCACATGACGCATCATGGCATCTAGTTCGTCACCTGATTTAGACCTGTCCCAATGCAATGTCTCAGGCGTTTGCCCGTGCTGGATGCCCCCCTTCAGGGATATTTTGGCAACAGCGGCCATTGCATCAGGAAAGTATTTGACGAACCCCGTATAGATGGGGATGGCTTTACGTTCCTCTGCGTTGGTTGGTAGTGTCATGCAGGACTCCACATATTTGGTTGACCAAATTCAAAGTTGTAATCACTAACACGGAGAATACGAGCAAGCCGTGCTTGGACAAGAGCGTCTGCTTCGGTCTGCCCAGCCTTCTCAAAGGCTTTGACAACAGTTTCCCATGTAGGTGTCTTGAGTAGCTCTGTAGCTCTCTTGTCCCCCACACCACGCAAGCCGGGGTAGCCATCTGTAGAGTCACCCACTAGGGTCTGGTACAGGTGGTTATAGTCGGCCTCTTCCTGACTGATGTTAAGCATCTCACCTGAACGCCAGAGCAAGCCGGGGATGGTCTTTAGGTCTTTGTCTTCAGAGACAATCACCTTCTCACCAGCCAGCATATCTGCCGTAGCCATGATGCCCATCACATCGTCAGCTTCTAGCCTGTCCCAAGTCTCAGTCTTGTACTGGTCTTGAATCCATTCCTTGAGTGCTTTGTAACAGACAGGCTTGCGCTTACCTTTGCGGTTTGATTTGTAGTTGGAGTCGATGTCCTTACGGAAGTTATCCTTGTCGCTGAAGCAGAAGATAAAATCGTCTGCGGCTGTTTCCTCAACGAGAATGTCAAGGTATTGTAGGATTAACTGTTGGGCTTCTTTTGCATCTGCCCACAATGACCACACATCGTCACCCCAATCAATCTCATGCTCGACTGTGCTTGAGTATTGATAGACAACAATGTCGCCATCTATTAGTAATGTTCTGTGCATATCATACCTCAGTGGATAGTTGACGGTAAAGTTTAAGAGTGTCTGTTGAGAAAAGCTTAGACAGATTAACTAAGAACATCTTAGATGCGTAGTTATCACCGCCTTTGACAACCTTGTGGTAGTCAAGTTTCTCGACAATCTTCTTGAGTGTTGGGACATCAAAGACCAGCGTACAGAAAACATCATCGTCTACTGCAAGCCTGTGAAACCAGTAATCTGATTCCGTTGCATTGATTCCAGAAGGCTTGCCGTAAGACTCAAACTCAATGGCAATGTTTCCTGTCTTAGTCCACATACCACGCTCAGTCTTCACTTCAATCTTCTTGTCTTGTAGCATCTCTATGATTTGGTCTTCGTGCATCTGCCCGTAGGCCAAGTCGATGTCAAACTTTTTACGGTCATCCTTAGTGGGTTTCAGCCCAGTTTCTACCGACTCTGTATTCTCCAGTGAGTTCACATCGAACTCCGAAGAAATGTCCTGCCCTACTGATACATTGAACTGCGAGTTTTCCGACTTCATCAGCCATACCTTCCTTAACTTCTAGTTGGATTTCGTCATGTACCCATGCCACTTGCTGACATGAATCGGATAGACCAGCCTCTTTCAAGGCACGGTCAAATTCAATAATCCACTGCTTGCAAATCAATGCTCCTGCGGATTGTAATAAGGTGTTGAGTGCGGCATGAGGGGAGCGAACCTTGAGGTGTCGCCCATCTAACCCTATGAGATAGCCACGTTGTGATGCTGATTGCACCTGTTTGATTAGTTTATCTAAGGCAGGAAGTTTCTTTAGGAATCGGGCTTTGAGGACTGCACCTTCTTTTGCACCTTTGCCAACGATGCTCCCGATTTTTCCTGCCCCTGCTCCGTAGAGAAATCCATAGATGAAGGTCTTAGCTTGGTTACGGGTGGGCAACCCAGCCGCCTTCTGGTTCTCTGTGTGTATGTCGCCATTAACAACGGTATCCGCATATGCTCCCCCATCATACTTTGCAATGAAATGTGCTAGACAGCGTAGCTCAAGGCCACTTACATCCACGCCCACAAGCTTGTTGCCAGAAGCAACAGTGAACAACTCACGGCACTCTTTTCCATAGGGGACACCGATTGCCGGGACTTGCGCCACATTCGGAAATGCGTGTGTAGCTCTTCCAGTGACTGCGCCATTAGCATTGACTGAACCATGAATACGCCCATTTTTTTCTACCTTTATCCACGCTTGGTTACCATCGCCTAGTTGCCCCAGCCGCTTGATGAGCGTGTAGTATTCAACAAGCAACTTTGCTTCGGGGTACTGTAGGTGTGACAGAACTTCTTCGTCCACCTTGGGCTTACCATCGTTGGTAAACTCTGTGGGTTGCCAGCCTTTTAGTTTCTTCAGGCGGTCAGCCACATGGTCACGGCTACCGGGGTTGAACTCTACCTTCTTAACCTTGAATGTAGGGACACCCTTTTCGTAGCCAAACTTCTTGGAGTTTACCTTCGGAGTAAACGGCGTTTTAATCTCCCAATCAGGGAACGCTTTCTTGAGTTCCTCTTCAAGCTCATGCTTCCGGGTTGCGAGTTGAGCATAGAGAGAAGAAGCACCCTGTCTGTCAAAGGCAAATCCAGCAGTTTCTTGCCGGAAAATAATTTGTACAAGTTCATGCTCTAGCTCCATAGCCTGTTCACTATATTCCTTGGCAACAATCTTTTGCCAAAGCGTGTTGGTTACCTCGACATCCTGTATGCAGTATTCCCACATCTCCTGATTGAACGCTTCCCAGCCACCTTGATAATCGTCTTTGTAGTTACCAATGCGGTGACCCCATGCCCGTAGGCTGTGTGAGCCGATGAGCTTGGAAGGAAAGTCAGTGCGTGTGAAGTCTGACTGCTTGATGTCTGCCCAGATGAGCCGGGTACAGACCAGCGTGTCACGAACCAGCCCCTTGGGTTGAAACGTGCCAAGCTTTTCCAATACAGGAATGTCGTACTTGATGATGTTGTGCCCTACAATAAGGTCAGCATCTTCTAACCTCTTAGCACCTTCAGGCCAGTTATCGGTGTAGCTGATAATCTCGCCGGAGTCGATGTCCTTGAGGATGAGACAGTGTATGGTAGAGACATCATCAAGTAGTCCGTCAGTCTCTAAATCAAACACGTATCTCATAGCAAACCTTTCATACTGGGTGGGCAGTAGTTCTCACCCTTGAGTACCTTGCCGCCAGCGTCAACCACAGGCTTGCCATCCACGAGCTTGCTCATGTTGGAGTGGTGAACACGGACAAAGGCTGGTTGGACAGGAAGACCGAAGGTAACAGCAAACCCTGACACCACATACATGATGTCACACAGTTCCTTCAGGATGTTCTCTTGGACTTCATCAGAAACTTTGGCATCCCAATCTAGTTGTTGCTTTGCTTTCTTAACTTCATCTTCTAGTTCTTTAACTTCCTCATTGATGAGCCGCATCCGTAAATGCAAATCACCTTTTGAGTAAGGCACATCAATCGGTTGTCCCATTGCTTTCTGAAACTGAGACACCATCATTTCTCGTGTTACATCTTTCATGTTAGAACTCATTCTCTACCTCTTCAAAATCTGGATTACACTCTTGCATCCGTCCCGTCAGTGGATTGTACTTAGCATGACAAGCCACCCCACACTCACCACTAAAGCGGTTCTTCAACACACGGATAGTTGTGACGTTGGAGTCTTCACCCTGTTGGTTACGCTCAAGGCCAATCACCATGTCAGATAGCTGGGCGATAGCATGACTACCACGTAGCTGAGACAGGCTGGTCTGTGCGCCTTCTTCGTGGCCTCTGTTACCATCAGGCCGCTTTAGGTGTGACACCAGTATCAACCCTACACCTGTCTCTTGGACAAGGGTACGCAAGGCTGTCATGGCGTTGTCGATTAGTCGTCTTTCATCACCGTCCCCAAGACCAGAAACCACAATAGACAAGTGGTCAAGAATAACCCAATCGCACTCTTCTCCTTTAGCAAGAAACTTGATTCTAGCCAAGAGATTTTCGATAGCGGTGCTACCAAAAGCATCATAGAAATAAACCCGGCCATTGCCGATGACAGCACCAAAAGCATCACGAAGCGCATCAGCTTCAACAGGCTCAAGACCCAGATGTAAAGGCTTGTCGAGGTGTAAACCCATGAGGCCAAGAGCCGTTCTCTTAACGGTTTCTTCAAGCATGATGAAGCCAACTCGCTCTCCCTTTTTGATTAGGTCATAGCCAATCTCACGAACCAGTGCTGACTTACCAATGCCAGACCCGGCAGTGATGGTGGTTAGCTCTGACTTGCGAAGGCCATGCGTCTTGTCGTTGAGGCCAACGAAGGGGTAGTCCACAGAATAGACAACCTCGTTGGTTGATATGGTTGACCACAGGTCAGAGCCATGAACGATACCGTCCGGCCTGAACGTCTTGGCTTCCCAGATGGCAGAGATAATCTCTTTCCCTCTATTTGCCATGAGCATTTCATTGGCATCTTTGAGGGGTAACTGTGCAATCTTTGCCTTACCCGGCGTAAGTACAGCGGCACAGGCTCTGGCGGCAGACTGCCCAGCGTCATCCATGTCGAACATGAACACCACTGTCTCAAAGCTCTCAAGCCATTCAAGAGATTTCTGTACGTCACGCTTCGCCCCCTGTGCCCCATTCTTGACGGACACGGTAGGCCATTTGTTTTGCTGTATCATGCTGACAGAAAGGCAGTCGAGTTCACCTTCGGTGACCACCACCATCTTACCACCGTCACGCCACAGCCATTGACCATACAGCCCGGTAGCATTACCAATCCAACTGAACGTCTTGTCAGGGTATCGGAGCTTCTGTGCTACAAGCTTCTGGTTGTGGTGATAGTTTGCTACCTGACAGGATTTACCGTTGTGTTTTGCAACACGGTAGTCAAACTTTTGACAGGTATCTTGGTTGATACCACGTTTTGAAAGGGCTTTGATTTGCCCTTTCGTGAATACACTTTCTTGGACTTCACTACCCTCGTCTTGTACTGAGGTGAAGCCAAACTCTTCGCCACTGGATTGGAACATTTCTTCTTCAGCTTTCTCATAATAACCACATCCGAAACAGTATCCATGCCCGTCAGAGTAGCGGCCTAGGTTGTCCCTAGAACCGCACTCTGGACATGGCTCGTGGCGAACACAGACTGACTCAGGCAGAGCCTCTGTATCCGTCATACCATTCTCCTACATTAAAAGTTGGACAAGCTTTGGATGAGATGTCGTTGTGCCCGATGACCTTTGCATCCGGGTACTTCTCTGCAAGGTCATCCACCAAGTTTTCCAACGCACTCCACTGGTCTGCGGTAAAGTTTGTCTCAGGCTCATTGTCCTCAGACAGACCACCTACCATGCAGATGCCAACAGAGATAGCGTTGTGGTTTTTGGCGTGTGCCCCAACCTCTTCCAGTTCACGGCCTGTCTCGACAGTACCGTCACGCTTGATAACAAAGTGGTAGCCTATTTTCAGCCAACCACGCTCCCGATGCCATCGGTCAATATCCGATGCACCGATGTCCATGCTGGGCTTTGTAGCCGCACAGTGGACAATTATTTCTTTCGTTTCTTTTCGCATTTTACTAAGCAAAGACTTGCTTCCTTCTGTTCAGGGGATAGCTCCTCGTTCAACCAGCTAGTCGGGATGGACTTGTCTGCATACTCAAAGCCGTAGCGACTGCACCACATCCCGTAGGTTGTTTTAGATTTACTCCCGATTTTTGTTTTAGAGTTTGAGAAGACAAACCTGATTACCAAGTCAGGGTTCTGTTCTTTGATTAGCTTATGCTTGGAACGGTCTGAACTTAGGAACTGTCCTTTTGTCTCAACGATGATGCCGTTGGGAAGAACAAAATCAGGTTTGTATTTAGAGTGGGGTTTGCGATATTGAACCCAGCCGGGTGGCTCGTAATGAAACTTGACACCAAGCTGGGTTAATTCATCTGCAACCTTCTCTTCAAGACCGCTTCGGTAAATAGATTTTTTAGAAGTCTTCATCGTCAGAGAAGTCCGTATCCGGGGCTGTCTCTTTCTCTGGCGCAGTAAATCCTTCCGTTGCGGAAAATCCATAGGCCGAAGCATCAGCACCCCCACCTGATTTGAGGTCAATGATTTGAACCGCCTTCAGACGCAGGGATACACCAGCACCTACAGCGGCAACGTAATAGGGAACAAGGTCAGTAGAGACACGTATCTTTGAACCACCCCACACAGAGTCGGGGGTAAAGATAGTACCTTGTGCATCGAACAGCCGTGGCTGTAGCTCAATGGTCTGTCCTTGTTTGTTTTGCACTTTAGCCTTCATCTTAAACTTGAAGACTGTGCGTCCTGTTTCCTGACCCTCATCATCAGTCTCGTTAAAGTAGGGGTCATCAGATTCCTTGGCCTTCTTGCCTTCAGGAATCATAGCCATCGCCTTGGCTTTTTCTTGCTCAATTAGCTTCTTCAGAGGTGCGGCCTCTTGCTCAGTCAGAGACAGGCTCACCTTGTATTCACCGTTCGCATTGAACTTGGTGTCAGGCTGAGTGAGATGCGGATAGATGGCGATACCAGTGCTAGTGGTGTAGCTGACAAAATCATTTGCCATAATATTCATCCTCCATTGGATAGTTTGTTTCAATGATGAAACCATAGTTGCCTATAGCTTCGGTGAGGACATCTACAGGTACTGCGACATCCATTTCTTCATAGATTTCAAGGAGTTCTTCCATAGCGTCCTCTTTAGGGAAGACCACCAGAACATTCTGATGGTCTAATATGGTGGGTATTAAATGCCTGAGTGGATTGTATCAGGCAAAGAAAAATGGGCTGTCCTCAACGACACGAATGTCAAGGTCACCCTTCTGGGGTATGGGGTCAATCTCTGCATGACGATGCGCTGGGAGTACATCCAACAGGTCAATGCGGAAGTCTTCCAAGACATCCACCTGACAGTACATCTCAACGAAAGCCTTGCGGAGACACCACCACATCAACTCTGCGTCTGCCGCATGAGTACCGTAGCTGTCATGCACCATTGCAAAGTTGTAGATTTCACACTGCTTGGCAACGTCAATCGTTATCATCATGTGTGCCGCATCAATGCTGTGAACAAAGTTGGGGCTGATGCCATTGGACTGACGGTTCTTATCCAGCTTGCCTGTTTCTTTGTACAGAGCAGGACGGAAAGCAGAACCAAGAAGCTTAGTCTCAATCCTGAACGGACGGGTTTCTGGGTAGGCTTGAAGCACCGGGAAGTTACACGGGGTATCCCACCTGATTGGCAAGCCCTCGCTACTAGCAACCCTTGATGCTTTCTGAAGCCATGCCATCGCATCCGTTGCGGCATGGACAATCTCACCAATCGAGTCCCAGATAACCTTGGCAAGAAAGGTTGATGCCTTGAAAGCATCGTCACCAAAGGGGTGCATATTACCTTTCTCTTTCTGCTCTACGATGTAGTCCATCACAAAGTCAGAGAAAGAATATTGCTTACCCCCGTAGGGCAACACCATACACGGACGCTTGGTGCATCCACGCTTGACACCAAACTCCAGCCAGAGTTTTGCCAGAGGGTCATCCATCGTGCCAAGCTTTTCAGTCACCCGGTCAGCCACCTTCTGATAGATGTCCTGTGGTTCATCATCAGGGATGAGGTTGACTTCTTTGCCTGTGGTAGATGACCGAAGCATGGCGGCGAAATGTTGCAGTCCATTGCACGAGCCATCGGCAGACACAGGAAGGTGAGAGACAAAGCCATCACCTTGGGCACACCAGCCAGCCCACTCAAAGCAGAAGGCAAGGAACTGGAATGGTGAGTCAGCTTCCTTTGCCCACCAGAGGTCACCCAATGGGTCAGATGCACAAGACAGGATTTGCTCCTGATTTTTTTGCACCCAATCAATCCGGTCTTGCAGAGATACCTTGTCAAACCCGAAGCAGTTAGCCCCGTGGATGGCAAGGTGGCAAGCTCCACCCTCGTCTATTTCTTTACCATGAGCAAAGACCAACAGTGACTTGGCAAAGTCAGTGCCCTGTGGGTTGAGATAGTTAGGGACACAATACGCCCTACCACGAAAGTCTAGCTGGTAGACCATGTACAACTCTGGCTCATCCTGAAACTTGTCAGCCACTTCGATGGTCTTCCTCAACAAGAGCCGCTTGGAGTCGAGCCTGTTGTTTTCGGTGTGGATGATTACCGCTTCCCGTTTCCACGCTGTCCTTGCTTCCTTGTTGGTTGCAATGTCCTGTGGCTTTGCCGGGATAGGATAGTTTTCAGATGGCGGCAGAGTAGGCAAGTCGATGCCCGTGTTCCATATCTCACGAAGCACATCCAAGATACCCTTGTTCACTTTGAACGGTGTCCTCTGCATGGCATTGACTGCACCGTAGACTTGAGGCATCTCAAAGTGTTTTAGTTCCGACAGATAATTGTGGTTATCCGTCTTCACCATAGTCAGCGGCCTGATGTGGTGAGAGTGATAACCCCCATCGTAGGGGCTAGTCCAATCACGAGGTGGAACAACACAAGGATAGAAGTCAGGCTTCAGGATTTCCTTGAAGGCGTTCAGGTCTTTGATGGCTTCCATCGTAGTGTCGGTTGGAAGAACCAGCCTACGTTTCTTGCCGCCAGAGGTGACCATCTTGTGAGTGATAAGCCCCGTGTTCTGAATGGTCAGGTCAATCATAGCGTTGCCCACCAAGAGGCGTTCACGCTGTGTCCATGACTGCCACTCAACACCGTCACGCCTTGCTGATTC